TAGATATGAATGGTTAGCTGAAGCAAATCATGGATTAAGAAAAGACTTTGAAGACAAGGCAATTATTTTTCCCAGATTTGATGCAATTACAGTTGGATTGTCAAACGCTGAAGATGGCTTAAAAGGAAGGATGTATGATACTCTTGAGGAATGTGTTATGGAGATTGAAGAACTTAAAGATGAACTTGCTATGATACAAATGACTCAAACTAATAGTGGTAGAGATAGATGGGATACACCTGAAGTTGTTGTTGGTGCTGGCAAAAAAAGTAAAATGAGAAAAGACCGTTATTCTTCATTAATCATGGCTAATATGGCAGCAAGAACAATATTGAGAACTCCTACAGCTCAGGCTTATCAGTTCTATGGAGGTTTTGCTACAATGATGGATGATGACAATAAACCAAAAGGTGATATGTATACTGGGCCGAGCTGGTTTGTTGACAATATGAAAGATATTTATTGATTTGTGTATAATGATTTAGTAATGTAAATACATTCTAATTCAATCAGATTGAATATTGAGAGGTATAAAATGAGTAACAATGGTTCAATTATTACATGGGAAGATGGAGACTCATCTAGCAAGTCGCGTGCAATGTCAGAATTTGCTGAATCTATGCAGGCATATGATGGAATTTCGAAAGCAAATCATAGAACATTTCTTGATATTGAAACTAATAGATCTGTAAGACCTTCTTTTGATAAGCGTGATTATTATTCGTTTAGGACTAACGAAGAAGTTCCAACAAAACAAAAACAAGTTATCAAAATGTGTATGGACGCATATGATAAAGTGGGTATCATTAGAAATATTATTGATTTAATGGGTGATTTTGGTAGTCAAGGTATCAATATTGTCCATGAGAATAAGAGCGTGGAAAAGTTCTTTAAGCAATGGTTTAGAAAAGTTGATGGCAAAGAAAGATCTGAAAGATTTCTAAACAACCTTTATAGGACTGGTAATGTTTTTGTTTATAGAAGCAATGCTAGTATAAATCCTGATATAGTAAAATACGTAAAATCTATGGGAAATGATATTAGAGTTAAACTTCCAAATGTGAAGAAAGATGTTGTGCCTTGGAGATATAATTTCTTCAATCCTCTGACTATTAACATGAAAGATGGGAAACTAAATTTATTCTTAGGAAGGAAAAAATTTGAAATTTCGTCTAATTCATTTTTAGATAACTTCCAAAAAGAAAATATTCCAATGAATGCATTGGATACTTTGCCTCCTGACGTTAAGTCAAAAATTAAAAATGGTGAAAGGATGATACCTTTAGATGAAGAAAAATTGTGTGTGTACTATTACAAGAAAGATGACTGGCAGCAATGGGCTAATCCTCTTACTTATGCAATCCTTGACGACATTATTATGCTTGAAAAGATGCGTTTAGCAGATTTATCTGCTCTTGATGGTGCTATTAGTAATATTAGATTATGGACTCTTGGAAGTTTGGACCATAAAGTCTTACCTACAAAAGAGGGTGTAAATAAGCTAAGAAATATTTTAGCTAGTAATGTGGGTGGTGGAACAATGGAATTAGTCTGGGGTCCAGACTTAAAATATACTGAGTCTAACAGTCAAGTTTATAAGTTCTTAGGTTCTGAAAAATATCAATCAGTTCTTAATAGTATTTATGCGGGATTAGGTGTTCCTCCTACCTTGACGGGTATGGCATCTAGTGGTGGTGGATTTACTAATAATTTCATATCTCTTAAAACATTGGTCGAGCGATTACAATATGGTAGAGATCAATTAACTAAGTTTTGGAATAAAGAATTAGAATTAGTTCGTAGATCTATGGGCTTTAGAAAACCAGCTCATATTATTTATGACCAGATGAGTTTATCTGATGAAGCCGCAGAGAAGAATCTGTTAATTCAGTTAGCTGATAGATCTATTATTAGTCACGAGACTATTCTTGATAGATTTAAAGAAATTCCAGCGGTTGAAAAGGTAAGACTGAATAGGGAAGCGAAAGAGAGAGATAAAGAAAAACTTCCAGAAAAAGTTGGTCCTTTCAATCCTCCACCTAAAGAAGAAATACCTAATAGTAATCCTAACGGTAGACCTAAGTTTAAACAAGATGAAGATCAACGTAAGAAAAGGGTAGAAACACCAAAAAGCAATCCGGGTGTTGCAGAATTGTTTGTTTGGTCTACTCATGCTTTTGAGCTTGTTTCAGATGTTACTAATAAAGCTTTTTTGGCTGTTTTAGAGAAGAAGAATATGAGACAGTTGACAAAATCTGAAGTTAATTCACTAGAATCGCTTAAGTTAGATGTTTTAACCAATATAGAAGTAATGAGTCCAAATTTAGATGAAAACACTATAAAAAACATAGTTTCGTCTAATAAGAAAACTCCTAGATCATTTAAATCAGTTCTAAATTCTAAAGGTATAGATGTCACTAAAATTAGCATGGATGAATACAAAAAACAGGTGATAGCTTGCTATACTGAGTACCTATTAAACAAGTAAAAATGCTATTTTTTTACATTTCATTCTATATTGTGTATAATTAAATACGAGGTGAAATTATGCATAAAATACAAACTTTTAAACATGAAATAGATGATGGTATTGCTGACAAAGTTCAGAGTACTGCATCTATCGCTTATTGTACCCCCTTTAGTATTAAAGAGGGTAAAGTGGAAAATAAATCAGATATTGGTTCTATAGAAAAGCTGTTAGCTGAAAATAAAGATCAAAATGATCTGTATTATTTAGAATCAGTATTAGTTTCTACTAACTGGAATAGAAATGATGATGTATTTTTATCAGACGTAACATGGGCTGCTAGAAATACTCCAGAAGATAAACAATTCAATTTCATGCACGATGAAAATGATATTATTGGTCATATTACTGGTAGTTATGTAATCAACAAAGATGGTCAGGTTATTGCTGATGATTCAGAACAAGTACCTAAAGACTTTGACATAATTACTACAGCAGTTCTTTATAATAGCTGGATGAATGAAGAAAACAAAGAAAGAATGCATCGCATTATAGCTGAAATAGATGAAGACAAATGGTTTGTATCTATGGAATGCTTGTTTGCTGGCTTCGATTATGCTGTAATTAATACAACTGGAGATCAACAATTAATTACACGTAGTGAAGAATCATCTTTTTTAACTAAACATCTGAGAGCATATGGAGGAACTGGTGAATATGAAGGATATAAAGTAGGTAGAGCGTTACGTGACATTTCTTTTTCTGGGAAAGGGTTGGTATCCAATCCGGCTAATCCTAGAAGTATTATTTTAAACTCTAAAAGTATTGCTTTTAGTGTTAGTGACATTTCAACAATAGAGGAGATTAACATGTCTAAATCTCAAGTTCAGGATGAGCAACTGGTCGAAGAATCAGTTGTTGCTGAAGAACTAACTGAGGAAGTTGTTGAAACGGTAGAAGCGGATGCGGTAGATACTGACGGTAATAAAGATGTTGCTGAAGCAACAGAAGAAGTTACTGAAAAGGTAGAAGTTACTGCTGAAGAAGAAACTGTTGAAACAGCAGGTTATGGCGACAAAGAACATGATAAAAAGAAGAAAGAAGAAAAAGAAGCAGATGAATCTAAAGCTGCTTTAGAAGAAGCTTTAAAGTCTGCTGAGGCAAAGATTGCTGCATTGGAAGCAATTGTGGCTAAATCAGCTAAAGATTTAGAAGAAGCTGAAGCTGCAATGTATGATATGAAGAAAAAGCAAAAAGAAGAAAAGAGAAAAGCTGCTTTAGTTGATGCTGGTGTTTCAACTGATGAAGTAGATGATACTCTCGCTTCTTTCGATGCTCTTGATGATGATGCATTTAATGCTGTAGTAAGTCTATATGCTCGTAAGAGTATTGTGGCTGATTCTGATATTGTGTCAGAAACTACAGAAGAATCAGATGAAACTGAAGCTGCTGAAATTTTCGACGAAGTCGAAACATCAGAAGCTACTCTTGTAGAATCTGAAACAGAAGAAGTGGACGAAGTAATGTCAGTGCGTGCCAGCATTGCTAGTTACATCGAAAAATCAATTTTAACTAAGTAATTTTCTTTTTCATAGGAGAAATAAACATGGCTCTTAAAGCAGACAGAAGTGTAGAGGCTACTGATATTAGCTTTTTCTACAACGCTGGCACAGCTACTCGTGGTGGAGTTGCTTGCCTTCAAAATAATTCAGCTTCAGGTGCAGCAATGGATCAGGGTGCAAACCTGTGTGCATATACTACTGCAGCAGCAACTGATATCCCTGTGGGTATTTTGTTGAATGACGTTGTTAATAAAGACTTAACTAGAACTCATTTAAATGAGCATAAAGACGAAGTTCAGAAAGGTGGTAAGGTAACCATCATGACTCGTGGTACTGTTCTTACTAGTAACATTACTGGTACTCCAGCTCCGGGTAAGCTCGCTTATGCTGATAGTGCAAGTGCTGGTAATATTGCGGTATCACCAGTAGCACCAGCGAATTCTGGATCTTTATGTGTAGGTCGATGGGCTTCTTATAAAGATTCTGATGGCTATGCTAAATTAAACGTCAATCTTCCACTTAATAACGGTGCATAATCGCCGGTAACTTTATAGGAGAATTAAATATGTCATTTACTGAAAGACCAAGTGATGAATTTATTTCATTGCTTCGTAAAGCTGGCGATAGTGATCAAAATGTAGCTATTGCGGCACAAAGAGAATTTGCTAAGGCTTTGGAACTGCCTCTTCGTAAGGGGGTTCTGGCTGGTGATATTCTTGGTGATATTTTTGAAGTAACAAATGTAGAA